ATAATTTTGATTGTTCAAAAGGTAAACCAATACCAACATTATTTGGATTTGGAATAATTGTTTCATCAGTATCATTTGAAGTACCAGCACCAAATTGAATTTGTAAAGAAGTAGCATTAATAAATCTAGAGGTAAAACGTCTTTGAATTTTTTCTAGTTTTAAAATATAAGGTGTATCACCCGAATATTGAGATAAATTTGGATCATTTTGGTTAGTATTTTTTATAGAATCAAACACCATTTCTTGTCCTAAATAATCTACTTCATACCATGTATTAGTATCAGAATCTGTAACATCTAAAATCCCTACAATATTACTACTATTTATAAGAACTGTAGAATATTGAACTGGGGTTGTAAATGTAAATTGGGTGGTATTAATAGTAGCTGAAATTGCTTTTCTTGTTTTCTTTAAAAGAAAATAAGTTGGGGTGTTTCCTGATACTTGATAAACCGTAACTATTGTAGGATCACCTGAACTTGAAACAGAAAAATCTACAGGTTCTTGAACTAAAAAAGAAATTTTATTTACGGTATTTTGAGAAACTGTTGAATTGGGTGGGATGTATAAAGTATAATCAAAATCAGGAACATATTCAGACCCAGATAAAATAGCAGGAACTTGTTGATAAAAATCAACAAAGGTTGTTGCTACTTGTGTTACATTTGGTTTATAACCAAACATATAAGCTAATTCATATAAGTTATTTGTTTGGCGAGCATATTGTAAATATGTTTCTTGTACCTGGTTATCTAGATAAAATGATAAAACATCACCTACATAAGCAGCCATTTCCATAAACATCATACCAGGTGATGATGGACTAAAGTCATTATAGGTTGTTGGGAAATAGGTTTTAGCATAATTAATAAGACTAGTTTTTAATTCACTAAAGTCCCTATTAATATATTGTATATTTTTTTTATCAGCCATTATGTAAGTGTAATTTGTATTGTATCATTAATTCCTGTATTTTGTATGCTATAATATAAATCAACCGATACTGTATTTAAATCAGGATAAGGGAGAATATCTAATTTCTTAACAACAATATTAGGAAAATATAATGCTATTTGAGATTGAATGTTTGATTGTAAACCCTCTAAATTATTTTGGTTTATTTGTTCAAAAACAAACTTTCGTAGATTACCACCAAATAAAGGATTTAAATATCTTTCGGGTTGATTAGTTAAAAGAAAATTAATTAAATTATATTTAATAGATTCTTGTGTTGTATATGTAGTTCTAAAAACAGCAGGAGCATTAAAAGGTAAAGCTACCCCTACACCAACACTTGGTTTAGTATCTAAAGGGAATATTTTCTTTGCTCCAAATGCCATTATTTATTCATTAAAGCCATAATTTGGTCTAAACCAACATTACCTTCAGGTAATGCTCCATTAATAGCATCTACAGGTCCTTGTGGTTGAAAATTACCAGCATAAGCTGTAGTTGCAGCTCCTCCACCTTGCATTTCTTCTAAAATACCTCCAAACATTGCTTGCCTTTCTTGGGGTGTTAATTGTTTAGGTTTTGAAAGATGAGGTTGAGCGTAAGTGTCTTTAAGTGACTCCGTAACAATTGTTTTAGGGGCACGAACAGCTTCCAATAGAATATCTTTTAATTCCTCTTGAATAGCTTCCCTTACTGCCTCTTTAATAATTTTTTTAAAATCTGATGGTTTCATTGTTTATAAATATTAAGTTAATAAGCTTTTAAATTGTCTCTGTCGATTATTAGTTTTAATTCATTAATTAGAGTTAAATCATCTGTTGTAAATGATAATTCTGTTTGTATTAAAACTATACCTTGTTGATTTTTACCAAGTGCTCTTCTACGAGTAACAGTAGGTGTATAAGGAACTTCTTGTATTTCAATAATAAATCCACTATAAGTAGTTTGGTTTTGGGTTTGGGATGATTGTAATTGTGCATCTGCTATAGATTGAACAGTAGGGGAAATTGAGGAGGGTGGGTTTGTTGGGTCACATGTTTTTAAAACGTTATCTATTGATTTTAAAGCTTCTACTGCTGTTAATATATAACCACCCACAATAGATAAAACTAATGCAGAACCAGATAATACTGATTGGTATTTAGATAATTTTGAATTACCATATTGATCAAAAGTAACTTTTCTAATTAATGTTTGAGCATCATTTAATAAAGTTGTTATAACACCTGGAGTAGGTAAAGCACTAGCCGGAGGGATTTTTAATGCTAAAGATGTAGCTAGGGCTGCTAAATCAACAGTAGTAATTATTGCTAATACTGTGTTTAAAAAAAAGGATAACCCAGTAATAGATGAACCTAAAATTTCAATTTTATCTCCTATGTTATTTAATTGATTTACTATTAAATCTCTCTGTTGTCTTAGTTTAGCTAATTCTATTGGTGGTAAACATACTCCACTAGCTTGATATTTAGAAATATAATCTGTAATTAATTTATTAAGGGAAGGTTGAATTAAAATATTTACTTGACTTCCTAAAATATAAATCAATTGAGGTAATTTAGCAGCTCCTTTAGCTTTTAAATCGTTTGGTGTTGCTTGTTCAATAGTTGTAGCATCAACTGTTTTTTCACTAGCTGATTTTGATTTTGATTCAGTAGAAGCTGCTTCTTGTAAACGTTTTTCCTCTACTTTTTCTGGTGTTTGTGTTGGTGTTGGTTGAGGAGGAGTAGGTGGAGTTGTTGGTAGTGGTGATAATATTTCTTCAATAATGGTTGGGGTTGGAACAGAAAATCCTAAAATTATAGTATTAGCTAATTGTTTTTCTGTTGCTCCTATTAAATAATTACCTTGTCTTAATCTAATACTTTCAGAATTTAATAAAACTGCTCGTTTTTGAGGTCCTAATTTTTCAAAGATAATAACATCACCATTTGATAATCTAATGTATGGAGGTGTAATAGCCATTATACAGTATAATTATATTTAGATTTTAAAGTTTCTAAATTCGCTTGTAATGCTTGTAAAGAAGTATTTACTTGAGCGGCTGCTATATTCAATTGAATTAAAGGAGTATATGGAGGGGTCGATGTTGCTGTAGAACAAATAGTCATAAATCCAGATAAATTAGAAATAAGTTGGTTTAATAAATTAACTGTTTGATTTCCTAATAATAAAGGTTCGTTTGCGTTCTTTGAACCAATATATGTATTTGTTGATTGAATTACTGTAGTTGGAGCATCAATATTAACGCTTTCAACAGCATTTAAATTAATAGATTTTTTAGAACTTAATAATATATGGTCTACTGATGAGTTAAATACTAAACGTCCTGATGTAATTATGATTTGATTTTCTGTGTATTCAGAAGGTAATATTGGGGGGTTGTTTTTATAACTTACATATGAAGTACTAGCAGCTTCTAGGGGAAGTTTTTGAGTTGAACTAAAATAAACGGAACCTAAATCTGTATTAATATTCTCAGTAATATGAAGAGAAGCATTTTTAAGGTCTACTCCTTGTCCATTTCTTATTATCATTATAGGATCACCATCAGTACCTATTGATGACCAATCATTAGGTCTATTTTTAACTGTGGAACCAAATCTAATACTATTTCCCCATCTACCTTCATAAATTACATCTCCCTCAAAAGGTAATAAGGGATTAATATTATCTCTTTCAACAAAAGTTTTACCAAAAGTTATATTACTTAATTGATTATTTGTTGATTTTGGACTACCTAATATAGTTTGTGCTAGGGTTTTATTTTGGGTTGGTTGATTTTGTCCTTGAGCATAAGGAATAGCATTATGATGGGGGTGATTCCAAACCCCTAAAACATTTAAATAATACGTATTTTTTGAACCTGAGTTCTTTTTAATATTAATGTTTGGTTGTCTAATAAGTAAAACAATTTCATTAATTAAGGGGTAATTTTTTACATTAGTAAATAATGGAGTTGCTGTAAATACTTGTGAAGATGGTTGGACAGTAGAAACATCACCTGGAGATGATTCTACTGTAGTATATATAATAGAACCTATAGCTTTAGGATCTGGTCCATCTAATATTACATCTATTACACGTCCTGTAAATATACTAGATCCTTGTAAACGACTGATAGCATCATCGTTTTTATTTTTTATACTAGGGTTTATAGTTTTATTAACTGCACTAAATCCATAAGCCATTATTTACCTCCTTTTAGTTCGTTCATAGCTGCTAATAATTGGTCTTTTTCCTCATCAGAAATAGTTAAAGAACCATCAGATGTTACAGTTGCCATAGCACGTTGAGCTAAAGCAGCCATTTTAATTAAAATATCATCGTTTTTAACACTAATTTCCATATATTCTTTAATTAAAGGAACAACAAGAGTAGCGTCCCCAATATCGGAAATTAATGGTTTCAACTCATTAATTAAAGCTGTTACTTGTTTATCTTTTTTCTGTTGGTTGTTGTAAATTTCCTCCAAAACATCGGAGAATTTTTTCTTACCAAAGATAATATTTTCAAATTGTGACATAAATATACGTTTAGTTTTTTATAAATATTAAAACTA